AAACAACAAAAACCACAAAATCGGATATTAAATTAATATCTAATAATAAAGATAATATTATTAATACTAGTAATAATAATAAGATAATAGGACACCCTAACAAACCTAATACTAATATAAGAATATTATTAAAATACTTTAAAGAATTATTACTAATAGGAAATATTAATGTTTCTCTGGACGTTTCAAAAATTGGTAGAAGGAAAGGTAATGAATGGATCAAAAGAGGAAAGATAGCTACAGAAAACAACATTCTTAATGATGAATTTTATGTTAAGTTTTACGAGCTGACCGCACACACGCGAGGTCGATGGATTAGCAAAACTATCCAACGTCTACAAAAATCTAACCATAAAGGATCTGCCAACTCATTACAGTATTTATTGGAGCAACAAGCACCGGAAGATTTTAAACGATTGGTTCAAGACTCTAGCGACTCAAACGCTACTCAGTTAATATTTGCCTTGCAAAATACGACTAGATCACTTCCTGGAAAAATAGAAGATCAAAAATCAATTCCTGGAAATAAATAAAAAATTCCAGGTTTCAGATCAAAAATCAATTCCTGGAAATAAAGTATAGCTACTGATCAAAAAATAGATCTAAAACATCAAAAAAAAGTATTAATTTACCTGGATTTCTGTTAAAATATAGTAAATAACAAACTATAAAAGGGAGTCAAAAAATGACTAAAAAACATTTTATAAAAATGGCTGAAATGCTAAAAAAACAAAGGTTAAATATTCAACATTTATCTAATGATGAAGAATTTGGGTTCGGGATTGTTTACACAACAATAGACGAAATCGAACAAGAATTAATTAATATCTTTGTAGAAGAAAATTCAAGATTCGATATTGAGAGATTCAAAAAAGCAAGTCAGCCAACAGAAAAAGAAATATCAGATCGAGAAATTGTACACCATATAGAAATCTAAATAATCAATAATCAGATTAAGCCTAGAGATTAATTTTTCTAGGCTTTTTCTTTTGCCAAAATTCCGACGCACCCTGCACCCTGCACCCTGCACCCTGCACCCTGCACCCCAAAAATCCGACACCTTGAAAATCGCACACCAAACAAGAATAAGAAGTAATGATAATGGATAATGGATAATGGAGATGATAGATAATAGGTGATAGATAGGGTTATAGGAGAGATAATTGTAATAGGTGATAGGGTATGGTTTAGGAGAAAAAGATAGGATAGGGGAGAGTACTATTCCACAGATTTAAAATCTCATATACAATATATTTTATGGACACACCTATTAGGGATAAGTTATTAGCTCAGATGTCGTTAAAGCCTACTGGGGCGCAGTTAAAGATATTAGATGATGTTGCTCGTTACAAGTTAGTGGCAGGAGGAGTAAGGGGAGGTAAGAGTAGGTTAGCTGGTGCTTATTTGGTTCTTAAGATTTTAGAGAGTATATCTGATAAGACTGCAAAGCCAGGTGATATATATTGGTTGGTGGCTGCAGATTATGAGCGTACTAGGGCTGAATTTAATTATATTGGTAGTGATTTAGCTAGTTTAGGTTTATTAGGGGAGATGACTAAGCCTATTAATCCTGGTGTAATAAGGTTAAATGTATGTGTATGTGGTGAGGGTAGGTGTTCACATGAGAAGATTGCTATAAAGACTAAGTCGGCTAGTGATTTTAAGAGTTTAGCGATGGAAGCTCCTAGGGGTATAGTGGCGTGTGAGGCATCTCAGTTGGATTTAGAGAGTTTTTGGAGGTTGGAGGAGAGGTTAGTGGAGGCTAGGGGTTGGTTGATGTTAGAGGGAACTTTTGAGAGTAGTTTAGGTTGGTATCCAGAGAAATATATACATTGGTCCTCTCCTGCTGTCCAGAATGCAGAGAACGTTAAGAGCTTTTCACTCCCAACATGGACAAATACGGAACTATTCCCTGGTGGCAGGGAGGATCCAGAGATAATTAAGTTAGAGAATACGCATAGTGAGTCTTGGTTTATGGAGAGGTTTGCTGGTGTGCCTAGTCCACCGAAGGGAAGGGTGCATGAGATGTTTAGGAATGAGGTTCATATTCAGGATATTGATTTTGTGGAGGGTGTTCCTGTATATGTTTGGGTAGATCCTGGTTATTCGAGGGCTACGGAGAGTGCGTATGCTGTTGAGTTTGCACAGATTATAGATGGGCAGATAAGAGTATTTGATGAAATTTACGAGCAGGAGAAGATTGGAGCTGAGATTGTTCAGATAGCTATGACTAGAGGTTGGTGGAATAAATGTGATAAGTTTGGAGCGATTGATCAGGCTGGATCTCAGCATCAGGCCATGCACAGTCAGGTTGAAGTATGGCAACAGGAGTCAGGTTTGTATCTACACCCAACTTATGTAAGAATTATAGAAGGCGTTGAAAGATTTAATACCTTTTTAAAAATTGATCCGATTATGAAAGAACCTAAAATTATTTTTTCACCAGATTGTAAAGGCGTGATAAGTGAGTTAGGTGGAGGACCGAATCCATTTAACGGACAGACAAAAGTTTACTCCTGGGCAACAGATAGAGAAGGGAATGTACTAGGCACAACGCCAAGAGATAGGTATAATCACGCTGTAAAGGCAATAACATACGGATTAATACATGAATTTGGACACGCAAGGGAAGCAAGTTCGTATAGTCCTAGAGAACCATCAATATCATACTGGTAAATTATGACAACAGAAAAAAGACTTACAGCTAAACAAATTGAACAACTCGTAACTGAAGAAAAAGAAAAACCTCAGTATCTTAAATTAAGAGAAAGGTGGGAACTAGACTACAGTTATTACACTCTTGAAGAATATGATGCTGGAGAAGGATATCAAAGTTACACAAGTAATAAACCTAGAACAACTGCTGATAAAATAATCAGCTATCTTACTGAAGCAGCGATGACTGTACGGACTAGATATGATAAGAATGATCCAGAAAGCGCAGAGTCTGGAACAACCTTAGAAAAATTCATTCGTGGATGTATCCGTATGGGGGATGACAGATTAGCCTCTACGTTATCCCCAACGCTGCAAGACCAATTAGCATGGTATATTGCTATTCGAGGATGGTATTGTGGCAGAGCTATGTTCAATAAACAGGATAACGGCTCAATTAAATGCGAAATAGAACCTTTTGATCCTCTAAATGCAACATGGAAGTTTGATAATAACGGACTTAAATGGATTGCAAAATCACATTCAAGAACCCCAGAATTTATTCAGGATACTTACGGAGTAAATATGGAATTTTCTTCAGGTGACCACGAATCTGGCGTAGATGTACACGAATATATAGATAGATTTACGAGAAGCGTAGTCGCAAATGGAAGATATCTTGTAAAACCACAGAAACATGAAAATAAAAACTTAAACGGAGATCCTATTGTGCCTGCATTTATCGGATATGTAGGTCCACAACCATTTGTTCAGGGAAATTACTCTGGAGATAACGTATGGGGAGATGTAGGAGAAAGTGTTTTTGCACATATTAGGAGTTTGATCGATACGCAAAATAAATCAATGTCTGATTGGCAAACTTTAGTTAGACGAGCTGTAAAACACCCAATGATTTTAAGAAGTAGAGATGGAAACCTTAGACTTATGGATGATCCTTACAGGGAAGGCGCAAATATATCATTAAAAGAAGGTGAAAACTTAGAATTAGCACCTGAAATGAAACTTGTAGCTGATGCTGGAGCATACATAGGTACTGTTAACAGCGAATTACAACAGGGAACTGTACCTGATATCGTATTTGGAGATATTCAATTCCAATTATCTGGTCATGCAGCAAATATTTTAAGAGCAGGAGCGCAACATCAGGTATCTCACAGAATGAAAGCACTAGGAAATGCAATGACACAGATTGCAAGTATTTTAAGATATCAATATCAAGGTGGTAGATTTGGAAAATTACAGTTTGATGGATTGATGGGAGAAACACAAACGTATTTTGATGAAGAAATAGATCCTAAAGATTTAGAAAAAGCAGGAAACCTAGAAGTTATGTTTAAAAATTCACTAGGAATGGAAGATCCACAAAGATTCTCAACTGCACAAATGCTTAGAGAAGGACCTGTTCCACTAGCTCCTGATAGTTATATTTGGAATGAAATACTAGATGTAGAAGATCCTGATAAATGGAAGAAGGAAATTTTTGCACAACAAGGCTCCAGGTCTGAGCCTAAATCTATCGCTTACAATATGTGGGAAGGCCTGCTTGAAAACCAAAGACCAGTTGAAGCACAATTTTATTTAGATCAGCTAAAAAGACAATATACTAATGAACAACGTGAAGAATATATACAAAAACTACAGTTTCAACAGGCAATAATGCAACTTCAACAACAACAAATGATGGCAGCACAAGGTCAACCACAACAAGGTCAACCACAACAAGGTGCGCCACCACAAAACCCAAACCCTAGCATGAGAAATAACAACGGAGTTGTAAGTGGAGCAGAAAGTGGGTATGATTTATTTAGGAGATCGCCTCCTCCAAACAACACGAGAGCGCCTGGAGAGCCAAGACCAGGAGCAAGGGGATAAATATGCCTTTATATAAAATACAACTAGGAAAAGGAAAAGCACAAACAGTTGATGCTGCAAATAGAGTTGAAGCTATTAGAATAGCAGATAGATTAGCAGCACAGGAAGAAACGTATGTTGCATCTGTCGAATCAACAGGTGAACAAGGCGAAGTCGCTGCTACACCTTTTGTAGCAGATGAAGATTCATTTAGACCAACACCAGTTATGCCATACAGCGAAGGTTTACCTTTTAGGTCTACTGTATTAGACGAAGAAGGAAATTTAAGAAAAGAGTTTGAAGAACGTATGGGAGGAGAAGGATTGAGAGCAGGTGAACAAATATCACAATCTCCTTTTTTAGACACAACAGCTTCTTTTACTCCAACAGCAGGATTAATTCCAGGGGCAACAGGCCCAGCAGGTGGATCAGAGTTAACGAAAGAGCAAATAGCTTTACAAAGGCTAGGAATGGATGAAGCCCCACCAGGAGCGCTTCCCACAGGATCAATAGAACCATTAGGCACTGTACCTTTAGGTGAACTTGATCCTTATGCGTTATTTGTAAAAGCTTTAGGAATGGAAGATAGACCAATAACAGATCCTTACAGAAGGTACATGGGATCGCAATATATGGGATTTCTTAATCCTTTTAGGTTTCAAGCTCTTTTAGGTAATAGGGTAGGCGCAGGAGGACTGTTTAATGAAGGATCACAGGCACCAGGATTTGCAGATTATTTATCTGTTGTACAAAATCCTATGCAGGCTAGACAAAACGCAGCAGATTTATTTGCAAGATCTGTGCAAGGTGGATTTGGAGCTGGAACTGCAGCGCAAGAGCTTCTTGGAAATTTAATAGGTAGTCAAGGACAATTTAGTCCATTCGGAGCATTAGAAGATAATCAACGAAATGTACTTAATGCTTTTGGAAGTTTAGGTCAACAAGCGTTACAAAATAGAATAGGAAGTGCAGCAATGAATTTATTTGGGAGATCATTGCCTAGTGCAGAGGATGTTTATACAGATTACTTTACAAGATCGCAAGCAGGTCAAGATGTAGCACCAACATTTGGACAAGCGCTACAAAGGGCTTATGGTCTAGGAGTTTAATTTATGGCTATGCCAAGTTTTGCAGAAAACTATCCTAATCAGTTTTTAGAACCTAGGTTTCAAAATCCTTTTTTAGATTATCTTGAAGCAACTCCAGAAGGACAATTTGGAATATTTCAATCTATAGCTCAACCTTTTGCTACTGAAAAACGTAAAAGAGAAACAATATCCAACGTATTTCAACAGGCAAGAAACGAATTTTTAGGAGAACTTGCAAGCGCTGCAAGGCAAGGTGAAACACCATCTCTTACTTTTTCAGAATTTTTAGAAAAATTTCCAGTATCACAAAGAATAGAACAACAAGCAGGATCGCCTTACACAAGATCATTAGCTCCTCCAACAAGATTTTTATACGGATTTTAGGAGGCTCTTATGGTAATGCGTAAGTTATACCAATTAGATAAAGGCATTGATGCAAGTATAAAAAAATTTGCAAATGAAATGTACCCAGGATCGCCTTACAGCTTCCTTACCAATTTCCTTACTGGAGAAGGGTTTCAAAGTTACCAACAAGAAAAAAGAAAAAAGGAGAGCAGAGAACAAAAAGTTCCTCAATCAGGAGGACCACAACCTTATTATTACGGAACACCAACACCAAGAGGTACTCCTTTACCTGGATCTGCTCCTCCTGAAGAAGGAATATGGAGAAAATGGTTATTTGACGAAGCGTTACCAGGAATAGGAAAAAATTTATTAAAAGTAGGTACTGCTGTCACAAGTCCAGATATATATAATTTACAATTATCAAAATCTGATCCCCTTGCTAAAGGAAAGCCTTTTAAAGAAATGGTACAACCTGCTGCTACACAAAAAACAAGAGATGACTTGTGGAATCAGGAATTACAAAATATTGCTAGAGGTCAACGAACAGTCCTTCCAGAAAGTTCGTATGAATGGCAGCTACCCTGGATGGAAGATAAAGGAATTGAAAGTTCAGTAGGAAAAGCATTATTTGATACTGCAACTGGAGTTACACCATTTGATGTAGCATTACCAGCAGGTTTTGCATCTAAAGTATTCCCTTGGGCAGTTAAAGGTTTAGCAGCAAAGTCAGCCTCGGCAACTAACTGGGGTAAAAAAATATTTTACGGAGCTCTACCAGCTATAGTAGAACCTCTATCCAGAAGTACAAGTTTTGCAGATAGATTCGCAGCAGAACTAGCTTTCGATCAAGCTATTAAGGCATCTACTGAGGCAGGTGGAATAGGGTTTGGATTAACAGCTCCTACAGTTTCTAATATGATTCTTCGTTCAGGAGGCAGGGCAATCACTAATATTGGAAAGAAAGGGTTGCATAATATTCCTACACTTGATGATTATTTAAAAAACCCAGAGGCAGTCAATCAAATTAGACCAACAAGAATAATCCCTGGTCGAAATGTTCCAACAATAGCAGGTGGAGCAACAAACCCAAAACCAACAGAATTTTATGGTAGAGATACAAGCGCACCAACTTCAGGCACCTCTAACGATCCAAGATTTTTAACAAATGGGGAGTTCCAAAGATTAAACTTTAAAATTAAATTAATGGATGCAAACGATATAACTACATCTAATGATCCGTACAGTCCAACATTTGCAAAAGATCCAAAATATCCAACAGTAAAACAGCCAAGAGATAGGTTTGGAGATCCTTTAACATCAGCAGAAGAAAAGAAAAGTTTAATTGATATGGCTAAAAATTTAAGAGTTGATGAACTTATTGACGATACATCAAGAATGGATAGTGGTTTGCCTATTATTGGTCAAGGTCACGTTGAAAGTGGAAATAAACGTATGATGGCAATAAAACTGGCTAGAAAAGATTACCCTGAAGTTTACAAAGAATATATAAAAGTATTAAGAAATAGGCTTGAAGAATATGGAATACCTAGAACAGAACTAGATCAATTTGATTTAACAGAGCAAATGCCTGTGTTGGTAAGGGAAAGACAGACAATATTACCAGATGATGCTCATTTGCCTATAGCAGAAAGAACAGTAAGGAAATATGTTATAGATGCAAATAAATCAGGATTAGAAGAATTTTCTGTATTTGAAGAAGCAGGACAGTTAGCTGAAGCATGGAGTGACGATCTTCTAACTAGGATAATTCCAGTAGGAAAAAATATAAGAACAACTTTACAAGCAAGCTCTAACGCAGAAGTTGTAAATGCTTTTAGAAGTTTTGTTAAAGGAAACCCTAATGTAAAAAATTGGTTTAGAGGTGGTAAGTTAACAGAATTAGGAACTGACAAACTTACGCAAGGCTTAAGAGTAAAAATATTTGGACAAGACAATGCAGAATATTTAATTCAAAATATTGATGTAGTTCCTGACAATCAAACTAGATTATTGTTTAATGCTATAGATGAAGCTTTAGCACCATTAGCAGTAATTAAAGGTAAAACTAATAAATTTACTGAAGCAACTGATTACGATATATCAAACGAAATTATTTCAGCTATAAAAAGATTTAGGACTATAAAAGATGAAACTGCACGACACAATGCAAGTTTAATAAAAGGTCAAACATCAAAAAGCCTTAAAACAGCAGTTGATGAATACTTGCAGCAAGGTCAAATGTTTGCTGAGTTTAAATCTGATGAAATTGAAACATTACTTTTAACTTTATTTAATGGTATAGGAAGAAAATCAGCAACATCAAAACAACTATCAAGCGTGTTTAGCAAGTACGAACAACTTGTTGAACAAAACCTTGGCCAAGCATCTATGATGCCAGTAACTAAATTACAGATTCTTGAACAAGCAATAAGAAGTGCTGCTCCAGAAGGAACAGAGCTTGTTACAGATAATGTAGGTAGAGTGGTTACAGCATTAGATGAGGAAGTTAAAGGGATAGATCCGAAAGTAGAAACTAAAAGCGTAGATGATACTACTTTTGATAAAGATGCAGACAACCCATTACCTAAAAAGAAGCACGAAGAAATTAAAAAACAAATTAAAGAAGATGGTGGATATGAAGAAGGAGAAGATCTTGCGTTTGGTAATGATGGAACAGAATCTGACATGAACCCACCTGGAGATAGAACTCCTGTAACCAAACAAAACCCTGAGATGCCTCTTATAAGATCGACAGGTACCCAAACTCGTTTTTCTAGTGGAGATGATGCTATAAAAATGACAACAAGAGGTAGAGCAAGACACAACGAAAGGCCACTAGAACAAGTAGTACAAAAAGAACCTATTGTTATAGATCCTGATATAAATAATGCTGATGATGCACCTAAAGTTGTTCCATCTCCTATGTTTAAGCAACTTTTAGGTGATGGCACAATAAACATTGGATATGATACAAAACAAAGAATTGTTAATAATCTATATTCATTTGTGCGCTCACTCAGAATAAAACCTGAACTTTTAAATATAAAGCATAAAGAAGGAAATCTTATAGAGGGAATGATTGATTTTTGGGAAAGCAAAACAAGAATTGCTGAAACACAAGCTACTAGAATCGGAGAAGTTGTAGAAGCCAGATTAAATGCTGTATTTAAGGTTAATAAAAATGGAACTGTAGACAACGTGCATCTTATTGAAAAATCTTTAACTGACAACAAAGGCAATATTGTTTTAAAAAATGGAAAAGAAATTATTAAAAAATTCAAACCTACTCTTACTGACATAGCGGCAAGGTGGCCTGAGTATGTAGGAGAATTGTCTGAAAAACAGGTCAAGGCAATGGAATCAGTTCAAGATGAAGTTTTACCTGTTAGTCAGTTATGGAGTGAACTAGAAGAAGTTGCTGAAAAATATGGTATATCCAATTACAAGGATGCAATAACTATAAGAGCTGACATTATGGAGGGAGGATTTTATTTACCAAGAGGTGGTGAAATAGGTGATGGAACTCTTGATATAGGCAGAGTAATAAAGAAAAGAGCTAAGCCTTGGAATAAAACTGCTAAGTTTGATAGTCAGGGAGAAGGCATAGATAACGGAATTGAATACGATTCTCTTAAAGATTCTATTCAAAAATTAACTAGAAGTGTTTTAAATCAACACGTTAATATTATGCTTGCAACAGCATCTAAAAATTTTAGGGATGCAAGTGGAGAACCTGTATGGAAAACATTAAAAGATCTTGTTGAAATGGAAAACCCTGGATTAAAAGTAAAGTCAGATGGCCTTAACAAAGAATGGAGTAGGCTTACAGGGTTAAGAAATATGCTTGAAGTAAGAACACAAGATATTGTCGATACACAATTAGATGAACATAGTGGAAATTTAGATAGAATTTTTGAAATACTTACCAAAAGATTATATGTGGTTAAAGCTGGACCAAATAAAAATTACACAAAAAAACAAATAGAAAATGCTTTAAGTGATTTATTAAAACAATTAAGTCCAGTCAGGCAACAATATAATTCAGCATTAAAAAGACTTGATAAGCAAGGTTACGAAGGTTATAGAAAATTAAGTGATTTAGGATTCAAAGAATTATCTAATATGTATTTAGATGAAACTGCTGCTAAATCTTTTCTTAATTTTTTTGATGATCTTAGTTCTACTCAAAAAAATGGTGTTTTACAATTTATGCAAACATTTAATGCTGCTTATTTGATGACCAAATCAACTGTTGACTTTTCTGGTCCTGGTATTCAGGGAAGCGTTGGTATGTGGACAAATCCTAAAGTTTGGGGAAAGGCAACTTTAGCAAACTTTAAAGCGTTTGTAGATCCAAAAACATTAGGTAAAAGACTTGTTGAATTTGATAACCAAGCTGCAAAAACAGGCAGACCAACTGTAAGAGAAGCTGTAATTGAAGGATTAGTAATAAATCGAAACATTTCTGAAATTCAAATGGGTGTCGGTAATTCAATTAGAATGAAAAAAGTATTAGATAAATTAGGAGGCATGACTCCTATTTCTTTTAATAGAGCTTTTACAGATTTTGGAAATGTATACAGGTTAGGAGAATTTGATAGTTTGGTTGAAGAAGCTGTAGCTAGAGGCAGAACAATAGAAGATATGCGTGCAGACGGAACTTTAAAAACTTTTGCTGAAATAGCAAATAAACTTAGTGGAACAATGAATTTAAGCAGAAGGTATAGGAATTTTACAGATATAGCAGCAGCAACTTTATTTGCACAAAGATACTATATGGTCAGAGCTAGAAATATGTATAAAGCTATAAAAGGAACAGCAAATCCTTTTACAAAAGACTTAGAATCAAAAATTATGGCTAGAAGATATCAAAAATTCTTCGCTTACACAACAACAGTTACTTATCTTATTAATTTAGCACAGGGGGAGGAAACAGATTTTTCACCTATAGTTAGAGATCCAGTAACAAAAAAGTGGAGAAAAAATGGTAACTTTATGGCACTTCACATACCTTTTTCTGATAAACAATGGTCTTTAATGGGTTCTGTAATAAATATACCTGGTCACATATTTACTTTCGTAGCTGGAACAGCTAACGCAATACAAAATAAAAGTCCTAAAAGAGCTTTAGAGCAATTAAGGGATACTTTAAGAAGTGTAGGTTCAGGTATGATTAAATTAAGTATAGATGGGTTAATGAATGAAGAATGGAATGGAACGCCTATATGGGATAAAAGAGATTGGACAGAAGGTAGAAGCGAACAAGTTTTAGTTGATATACTTATGTATTTAGGGGATGCGTTTTCTCCATTTTCATTTGAGGCTATTGCAGAAGTAACGGAAGATGGAGTTAAAAATGCTAAAGAATTTCTTGAATCAGAAAAGAAAGTTATGGATTTGGGAGTGTTAGTTAGAGATTATGGAGTTGACACAGCAGAAGCAGTAGCTGAATTTGGTGGACAGGTTACTTCAGATCAAAGTTATACAGATATATTAATACAAGAAACCAGAAAAAGAGGCATAGACTTTACAAGGCTAGAACCACATCAGAAAAAAGATTTTAAAGAAATTGTTCAAGAAAAATATGCTAAAGAAAAACGAGGATTAGTTAGAGCAGTAGGACAATTATTTGGTAGGTCAACTGAAGCATTAGGCACTCCACATCAAAGATTACAAGAGCAAAGAATATTTAAACAGCGAGAATACCTTGAACGACTAAAGCGTGGCTATGGAAAAGGTGGCATAAATGATACTTATGGACCAAAACAATTTGCTAGAGATGTAAGAAATGCAGATGCTGATTACTACACTAAGCGCCAAGGTCAAATTGAAAAAGACGGAGATCCTTATGTAGACGAACATTCTTACGAAGAATCTAGCGAAAACATAATTGCATCAGAACAATACTACGATATGATGGAAGTTTATTATGATAAAGAACTTGAAGAAACCGATCCTGCAAGATTTGAATTGCAAGACAAATTATTTTTAGGGCAAGAAGTTGAATTAAAAGATGGAAGCGTTATTGGTAATTGGACACCTGAACAGATTGAATATGTATCAAGAAACATAAATGACCTTTATTACGAACCTGAAGTTTTAGAAAAAATGATGCAATATGGTCAAATGGGAGTTTACCCACTTAAATATTGGCATAAAGACAGAAAAAAATCTGAAGATGCACGAAAAAGATTTAAAAACGCAGGTAGCCCTGGAAGTGCATTAGATCCAAACGCAGTATTTTTGTGGGATTCAAGAACATTTAACTTACGAGTGCAGGTTCCAGAAAAAGTCCAAGAAAAAGTCCAAGCCTACTTACCATTTATTAATTATCTAAATGAAAATGCAGAAATCCCACCTACTCCAACACCTAGACTTACTCCAGTTCCTGTAGGTGCAGATGCTCCATCAACAGATGCTATTATGCCTTGGCCTACGCCTTCAGCTATAGGTACAAAGCCTGGATGGAGTCCACGATAAAAGGTTTAACTTGAATTATTGACAAAATCTTCCAACTACATTTAGGATTATACAAACGACATATTTGTCGTATAATTTTAGTACAGGAGAAAAATGACAACTGAAAGAACTTCTTCAGACGCTGTCACTCAGGAGCCTCAACAACAGGAATCAGATCTTCTTACCGATAACACTACAGAAGAACAATTACAAACTGAAGTAGATCAAGGATTATCGGAAGGAGCTAAAGAGAATGTTGAATCTGGGGAGCCTGAATCAAGCGATCAGGGAGCAGAAACTACAGAGGTTAGCAATAACGACTCTACACAACCACCACAACAAGAAGAAAATCGTGCTTATTCTCATGAAGAAGTATCGAAAATTCAAAGTAGTTACGATAAACGTGCAGCTGAGAATGACAAACAAGTTTCTCAGCTACAAGAGCAAGTTAATCAATTACAGCAACAGTCAACTACCCAGAATCAACAGTATTCAGAGCAACAAATAGTTGGTGCTAGGGATTCTTTCATTAGAGATAAAACTCAATGGTTGGTTCAACAGGGAGTAGATGAATCACAAGCTACTATGCAAGCAAGACAGGAAGGTGAAGCTGCTGCTCAAACTGCCATGGCTCAAATGAAATTGGACCAAGAAAAGCAGTCAATAGAGCAACAGAAACAAGAACTGGATCGTCAAGCAAAGGTAACTGTTACAAATCAAATAGCTAGTAGGTACAATGTATCAGCTGGCGACCTTGAAGGATTTACTACACCTCAACAAATGGAAAAGTATGCTGCTGCTGTAAGCCAAACTAATAAGGTTGTTAGAGAAACGACTCCACAACTTAACACTTCAGGCGATGTTCCTCCTGATAACATTCCAAGCAATGATGACGACATTCTTGACAGATTTGCTTCTGGTGATCCAAAAATCACTATGGATATGTATGAAGGCGCTATGAAAAGAATGAATCCAAATTGGAACGGATAAAAAACTTTTAAAAAATAAGGAAAAACAATGGCAACAAGCGTACAAACTGCCTCAACTGGTAATTTAAGTTCGGTACAAAGAACTATAATTGCTCAAATGAGGTACACAGAAGAACACAATATGCCTGTTGTTGGTTTAATAGAAAAGTTTACTTTAGGTAAAGGTGAGAAACAAATTGACATTCCAAAAGCTGCGCAGGCAACTGCATCAGATTTGGTTGATGGTCAAGATATGACAGATTCTGAAGAAATTAGTGCTTCAATAGTATCTGCAACTACCTCTGAAGTTGGACTTAAATTTATAATAACCGACAAATTGGCAAGACAATTTAACCAAGACGTAATGCAAGTAATCGGCAGACAAGGTGGAGATGCTATGGCAAGGAAAAAAGACACCGATGCTATCGCTCTTTTTGCTAGTTTTAGTACACAACTTGGAGCCGATGGTGCAAACTTTAGTTTGGCTAATGCTACTTCAGCTATAGCAAGAGGAAAAGGTGACAAATTTGGAACTAATCCATTTATCGTTCATCATCCAAACGCTATATTTAAGTTAACACAAAGCTTAACTACACCTTTGGCTACTTACCCACTACCAGACGTATTCAACAAACCACCAGTAAAAGATTTCTTTACAGGAATTAGAATTGGTGGAGTACCATTCTTTGAAGATGGAAACATCCAAAAAGTATCTGGCGTTGATTCTGGTTATGGCGTATTAGCTACTTCAGGAGCTATGGGTCACGTCACATCTGCTGCTCGAAACGTAGAGCGACAGAGAGATGCTTCTCTTAGAGCTACTGAAATGGTTATAACAGAGGACTATGGAATGTTTGAACTAGACGACTCTAGGGGAGCTAGATTACAATATGAAATAGGAAACCACTCAACGAGTGCATAAAGGAGTAAGTAATGGCAGTTGATACTGAATTAAGACAGCAAATCAATGCACAAGGATTTTCAGTTGGCGACATCGAAACTTATGGTGGCGTACCAAGAATTACTTTGTACAGCGAGGAAACTGTTACAGACGAAAAAGCACAACCTGTTAAAAGTAAGGATGGAACCATCAAAACAAGATGGGTTCCTCAACCAAATTTACCAGGAGATGCTGATAGTTTGAGGAAATATTTTGCGAGAGGACTTAAATTGTCACCTCCAGGAAAACCTAAAAGTTCAGATCATCCATTAATTAACCCTTCGTTTATAAAAGGTGCAAC